CTTTATCATAGGTGGTAGTGAAATTTATAATTTATTCCTGGACAGTGAAGTAAATTTTATATTGAGACCAAAATATATTTATCTAACTGAATTAAAAGATTACTTTAAATATAATAAATACGATGAAAACAGTAATTATACTTTTATAAAAACAATTCCTGATTATTACAAGTTAACAAGTGTTTCTGATAAATTAACACATCCCAGTGGAGTTAGTTATAGATTTTTAAAATACAATTTAAATCAATCTGTACATTACAATTTAACTGATGAAAAACTATTTTTAAATACATTAAAGCATATTATGAATAATGGTAATAAAAGAATTGACAGAACAAATGTTGGTACAGTTAGTGTGTTCGGTACTCAAATGCGTTTTGATATTTCTCAATGTTTACCTTTATTAACTACTAAATTTATTCCTTTAAGAGTTATAATAGAAGAATTGTTATGGTTTTTGCGTGGAGATACAGATGCAAAAATATTACAAGATAAAAATGTAAAAATTTGGGATGGTAATACTAGTAGAGAGTTCTTGGATAGTAGAGGATTACAACATTACTCACAAGGTATACTGGGACCAGGTTATGGATTTCAAATGAGATTTTTTGGTGCACAATATTCACAAATGTTTGCAGATACGTCTAAAATTGACACATCAAAAGTCGGGGGATTTGATCAATTAAAATATATTTTGACCACACTTAATACTAACCCTTTTAGTAGAAGAATAATGATGTCTTACTGGAATCCTCCAGATTTTGATAAAACAGCATTGATCCCTTGTTTTTTAGAAGGAACTCTTGTATTAACAAAATGCGGATATAAAAATATTGTTGATGTAGAAACATGTGATTTATTATATACGCATAACAGTAATTGGAAACCTATTAAAAATAAACAATGCAAAATATATTGTGGTGACATTTATAATTTCTCATTAAAAAACAATAATAATACTATTCGTTGTACAAAGGAACATCCTTTTTATATTAAATACAAAATTAATAATACTAAATATTCAAATGGTATGCCCTTTTGGTGCGAGGCTCAATTTATAAATGAACAACATAAAATGTGTTTACCTATTAATAAAAAAGTATCTATTCCACCACCTGAACTAAATGATAAAGAGTTATGGTTTTTATTTGGTTACTGTTATAATACTGGCACATTTAATTCTTATTTAAATTATCTTCATATAGATATTCGCGAAAATTCACATTCACATTCACATTCACAATTAATGAACATATTAAACTTAGTAGGTACCCAAGTTAGTTGCGGAGTACCTTTTTTAAATAATGTTTATTCTGTAACGTTTGAAATACGGAGTGTCTTTAAAAAATACTTTATTACTATTTACGATGAAAAAACTATTCCGGAATGGATTCAGGATTGCCCTACTTTACATGTGTACGAATTCTTAAAAGGATTTTTCTATTCTTGTGATAGTAACAACTTGTTAAATAACATACACATGTATAATATTACAAGATTATATGCTAAAATAGCAAAGAATCCTTACACAAAAAATGATTTAATTAATTTGGATCATTTAATTGATTATGATAATGAGTTTATTTATTATGATATATTAGATGTACAAACAGAAACTGTTTCTAATACAAATGTATACAATTTTGAAGTTGCCGATGATAATTCTTACACCGTTAATAATATCATTGCGCATAACTGCCATACAAATGTTCAATTTTACGTTGAAGAAGACGCATCCGGACAACAACATTTAAGTTGTCAATTTTATATGAGATCAAATGATTTCGCATTAGCTAATAACTTCAATGTTGTAAGTTATACTATTTTAACTTATATATTAGCCCTTAAATGTAATATGAAACCAAAAGAAATTATCTTCACAGGTGGGGATACACATGTATATAAAAATCATCTGGAACCTATCAAAGAACAATTAAACCGCGATTGTAGACCATTTCCTGTATTGTTATTAAATGAAAGTATCAAAAAAAAGGATTTCAAAGATATTAACATAGACGATTTTGAATTATGTGGATACTTTCCACACCCCACTATTAAATTACCAATGGCGGTATAGCGATGCGTTTAAAAATAATTATATATTTGTATTGTTTAATTAAATAAATTGAATTTTTTTTCAATACTCTATAAATTACCTATAATTTAAAAGACTAACACTTAATGTTTAATAAAATAATTGAAACGTTCTTAAACATTAAAGATAAAGATGTTGATAATTTAGAGTTTGAAATTCGATTTGGATCTTTTGTACAAAACAAGTATTTTGATTGTAATGTTGATATTTCTTTTTTTTATAGATTGAAAAAAATGTTGAAATTACAAAATAATAATAAAAATCATACATTTAATGTGTATATTGATACTTTTTATAAAGGTAATAATGGTGATACTTTTCGTGAAAGTGTATTTTCTGGAAATGAACGCATTGTTATTTTAAAAAAGTCAATTAAATATCATAATGAGTTTGATTATGATATTCGTTTTAATATTTCTTCAGAAACGGATGTTACTAATAACAAAAATATAAAATTAGAAAAAAAAATACTTATTCGTGAAAAAGAAAGAGATACATTCCTTTTTAATTGTTGTAAAATTGATTTAACAAAGGTTATTGAAATAAATCCTGAAAATGGATATAAGAAAATAAAATTTGAAGTTGAATTTGAAATTTGTACAAAAAAAACAAAAGAAACAAAAGAAAGTAATACTATGATAAAAGAGATTAATAATATTATAAAATACATATTACAAATTCGTCAAGATAATTTTTTCGTTATAAGTAATAGCGAGTATAATAATGTTTTAAGTAATTATAAAAATCTAACTAAAAGCAGTTTTTTCATTGGTGCACAACCAGAAACACTACAAAAGGATAATTTAAATTTATTTTACAATGAATTGTATTCTGTTACACAAAAGGCTGATGGTGAGCGTTGTTTTGTATATGTAAACGGAACTAATGATATTTATTTTATTGATACTAATTTGAAAATTACAAAAACATATGGAAAATGTACAAAATATAATAATGTTATTATTGATGGTGAGTTGTTACGTGAAGATGGAAAAATGCATTTTATGGCATTTGATTTATTAATATATAACAATATTGATATTCGTGGTAATGTAGGATTTAATTTAATAAAGCGTTTAAGTATTTTAAAGGAAATTGTGTCTGATATACAAATGAATCCTCTTTATTATTTGTGTTCATGTAAAAAGTATATTTTCAAGAATGTATTTTTGGGTTGTGAAATACTTTTAAGTAAACAAAGTAATACTGGTGGATGGTTGCAAGAAACAGATGGTTTGATATTTACACCTATTAATGAACCTTATTCACTTACTAAAAAATGGATTAAATTATTAAAATGGAAACCTAAAGAGTTAAATACAATTGATTTTTTATCTGTTAAAAAGGGACTTACAGCTAATGGTAAAGGAAATGTTTGGGAATTATATGTACAAACTGTTAATGAACAAAAGAAAATGGAAAGTGAATTATTCGATATTAATGCTTTAAATTTAAAGTTTAATCCTATGAGCACAAACAAAACTGAGCTTGTTACTTTTAGAACTGAGTTCGATGATAGTTTTATTGATCCAACTACGCTTGAACCATTTAAGGACAATACAGTTATTGAATATCGTTGGGATTATACTTTAAAAAAGTTTATTCCTTTAAAAACAAGATGGGATAAAACATTAAACCCTTTTAAACAAGGTAATTTTAGTAGTGTAGCTTGTTCTATTTGGAATAATATTACAAATCCTGTGGAATATGATATTTTATTCAAGTTGAAAAATTTAAATAACAAGGATGATATATATTTTAAAAATATGAGACGTTATCATAATAAGGTTAAAGAAGGATTATATAATAAATATACAAAGGCTAACAGTAGTTTATTAGAATTATGTGTGGGTAAAGGTGTTGATATACACAAATGGGCTTATAATAATGTGGGGTATATTTGTGGTTATGATATTTCTGATAAAAATATTAATGAATGTAATGAACGTTACAAAACATTGATAAATAATACACCTCAATGTAAAATGAACGCAGATTTTTATAAATTAGATTTATGTTTAAAAAATACACATCAAGTTATAGCATCACATGGTAATTCTGAATTATATGATACAATAAGTTGCCAATTTTCAGTTTATAACTTTTTGGAATCACAACAAACTCTTGATAATTTAATTAAAATATTGGATACTAATTTACGAAAGGATGGTATTTTTATGATAACATATGTTAACAGTGCTGAAGTTGATAATTTATTCATTACAAATAAATGTGTATCCGTATCTAAAACTAATTTGATATCTTATAAAGAAGATAATGGTAATATTGTATATTTTTTGAAACGTGACATATCAGACATACCAGGTGAAACTACATTCGGTTGTAAATTAAAAATCTTTTTAGATGGAAATAATTCATTTAATGAAACATGTGAAGAATATCTTGTTGATTCCAAATGGTTAATAAATTATCTTAAAGAAAGGGGATACGCATGTATTGAAAGTGATTCTTTTTCTAATAATAAAGGTTATTCATTTAATGAATATGAAAAAACAATCAATTCTTTATATACTTATAGTATTTTTCAAAAAATGGATCATGGTAATTATGCGGGTAGTAATTTAGATGTTTCCTTTTCAAAAATAAATAGTATTTCTTTATATAAAGAAGAGTTACCTGGATCATCAATTTCATCTATATCTGTTTCCAGATCTATTGAATTGGATGATGCTAATTTGTTTATAATAAAGAAAACACATGATATTTATGATTTATTAAACTGTATCGAATACAATATTAATACAATGTCATTACCAAATACTGATATTATTTCTTACGAATCTATTTCTAATTGTTTAAATATCTTAAATAAAAAAATAATTGCTGTTAACTTGGATAACATACAATCAACAGTTGTTAATGAAGAAGAGACTTATTATAATAAGTCATGTAAAAAGATCTATATTTATAGTCATGAATACATCACTAATGTTATTAATGAAAATTACTCTGAAAATGATCAGGATTCTAACAAGTATATTGAAAAAACAGTTGTTAATTGGTATGTTGCTTTATATAAATATAACATATTCTTCCCTGAAAGTAAATTGGAATTATTTAAACATGTTATCACACAACAACAAGAATCTACAAATGAACAACCTGTAGAATCTATAGAAGATAATAAAGAAAATGTACAACTTGTAGTTGAATCAGATTCTAATAAACAACATTTTAAAAAAAGGATATCTAAAAGAACTAGCCCAGTCTTAGATTCTAATTCACAAAATGTAAATAAACAAAAATCAAAAAGTCCTAGTCCAATTTTAGATTCTAATTCACAAAATGTAAAGAAACAAAAATCAAAAAGTCCCAGTTGTTCAC